CAAGTCCACTGTTGCCAAGGGCGTTCGGGCGTTCTTGAAGAAGGCCAATGGTGGCCCTACTGGCCAGAAGCCAGAGGCCCCAAAGGCCGTTGTTGACCGCGCCAATTCTGCCGTGGTCCCACAATCCGCTCTTGCACATAATGAGGAGCATTCACCCTCAGCTGTGTATGGTAATACCTTGCTCCTCTGGGCTCAGCACCCAGATGGTAACACCGTATTACTTAATCACTTGACCCTTGTCCAGCGTGGCGCCACTTTTGGTGTCACTACTCGCCATGGTCTTTACCCCAGCGACTCTGATGTTGAGTACTTTGTTACTCCAACTGACTTTGCTACCTATCAAAAGGGGGCGGATCTCGTTCGTAACGAGAAACCGCTCCCTGCTCAACCTCTTTGTGTTTGCCCCACCGGGTCAGTTGAGGACCTAGCGCGGTTTGAAGTCCGGCAGGATTCCGCCGCTGCTGCTAAGTCCCGCTTTCCGCAGGCTGGCAAGCAGAAGACCCGTAACGGGTTCGACTTTGCTTGGCTCATCTGTGGCCTCCCTGCTCCGCAGGTTAAGGGCTTTGAGGTGAGTGCTCTGTCGAAGAGCAGCAATGATTACCTTTGGACGTGCAACCCAATGGGTAGCGCCATCTATACTGGAAACGTCCAAGAACATAACAAGAGTGCCACGCTCGAGCCCACTAATGGTGTTCGACGGGTGAATGGGAAGTACTTTTCCCATACCGTGTCCACTTTTGTAAATTCTGGTTCTTGTGGGTTGCCGGTTCTTGATCAACGGAACCGGCTGGTCGGCATTCAGGCTGCCGGGACCCAACGGAACCCTACTGGCATTAACTGGGCTGTCTATGTTTTTGATTGCCTGGAGACCCTTCGGTCCGCTGCTAGCGTGGCTGAGGGCGCTATGCCTTTAAACTTCTAAACCCCCTTGCCGGCTTTTTCGCCGGCTGCGATGGGGGGTTAAGAACCGTTCGAGTGCACCCGTTCGAACCTTCTTACCTAACACTACATGAGCCCAAATCACAGGCGGATTACCCCCTTCCGCTCGTGGGGTTCATAAAACCATATCCACTCTTCGGTACGAAGTACCGGGAGGATGTCGAGTTGCATAAGCTTTTCAAAGATGAGATCTCGGGGATGTATGGTCTTGCGCAGACCAAGAATATCCCCCAGGTCATTGATTCTTTTGGTCGCTATGCTACCCGGAATTACGACCGGCAGTTTGTCTCTGACAAGTTGCGCGCTGCCATTTCCGCGACAGTTGATGTTGTCCCCAAGGTTAGCCCTTGTAAGTTAACTCCAGCCCAAACTATTGGGGTGGCTAAGGGCCCTAAATCCTCTGGTTTCCTCTGTCTCGGTACCAAGTACAAGTTTCACTCTCGGTATCTTACTGAGATGGTTGAGGCTTTGGAAGACCCTTCATGTCTCATGGAGTGTGTACCAATTTATGTAATTATTTCAAAAGACGAGGTCCGCGACAAGACTAAGCCCTGTCGTGATCTCGCATTTCCCCCTGTGTGGTTCTCAGATCTCGCCACTATGTATGAGAAGGATTTCTTTCTCACTACCATGGCTGAGTGGCACCACTCACCTATTAAACTTGGTATCCCCATCCCTCAAGGATGGCCCCAAATCGTCGATAGCCTCCTCAGGTACCGTACGGCTTCTGAGGATTTCTGGCTCGCCGAGTGGGATGCCAGCCAGTTTGATCGATCTCACCCTCTTGAGGTTACGATCTCCTGGCACGACCTTATGGCTTTGATGAGTTGTTTTGTTGGGTTGAACCCAGCGGATAAACGAGTCCTAGCCTATATTGCCTTTTGGTCTTGTATAAGGTTGGTTTACCTTCCTGATGGTCGAATCGTTGTAGTCTCCGCTGGTATTTATTCCGGGGATATTTCGACCAGTAACAAGAACACTTATTTTCACATCATTCGCCTAGCGCTTTGCTGGATACACACCATTGGCTCCATCAGCGGCTTTCGCCGCTGGGTCGCCACTAGTGGTTTGTGTCTTTTTGGTGATGATGGTGTTGCCTCTTTTGGCACTCCAGAATCCGTTCGCTTCCTCTCAAATCTGCCCAGTGCCTGGAACACACTATTTGGTGCGACTCTTAAAGTTCACCAATCTCGCAGTATTTCTGGGGTATCTTTTTTAGGCAAGCGGTCTCTCGGAGATGACCACTTCTTTCGTTATGTTCCGGTTTCTTCTGACCTGGACCGGCAAATCTCCTCTTTGGTCTTGAAAGGCAAGAAGAGTATGACGCCCGCCCAGCATTTGTCTAAGCTGTTCGCACACCGGCTTCTACTATGTGGTTATGCATTTGACTGTCTTACAGACGATGCAGAAACCAATCAGAAGAACTTCCTTGGTAGGGTCTGCCTTGACAAAGTAGACCTCGCGATCCAAAAGCACATCGACAAGTATTCTAAGTTGATTGGGG